ATCGCCTAGTGCGGCTAATAAATTATTGACATTGCTCATAGTAATGTATTTATCCGCCAACGAAAAAGCGGACCGAAGCCCGCTTTTTACTGAGAATTTACTTTGTTATTGTACTTTTAACAACACAGTATCCTCGTTGATCCTACCGTTGAGTTTGATATCTACAGCCTTGATATCGTCTAAGAACTTGCGTAACACCACTTTGCCAGCAGCCTTGAACTCTTTGAGCTGTTCTTCCGGCTTGCGCAGGGTTTTCTGAACACTTTTTATTGGATCAAATCCGATGACCGTGGTACCTTTGACTCCGAGATCGTTGAATTCAGCAGCCACATACTTGCCCAATTTACGTGACTTGACATTATAGATCCACAGTTCCTTGGCGCCGATGATATCTTGCGGATTAACAGACACCAATTTAAGTTTTTCGTCCTGCTTGAGATACTTCATCTTGGCTACAACTTTGGCCTTGTCAGTGGGCTTTTTAGCACGAGGCTTTTTATTAACCTTGGCTTCTTGTGCCAGCATGTCGCAGGCTGCAAGGATTTCGCTGTAGAACAGCGTGATCTTCTTTAGATTGGCTTTGCTCAAATGAGCATACCCTTCTTTCAACTGCTCGTCTTTGGTAGTAGCTGCTTCTACCAATTCGTCGTAGTTTCGAGTGTATAGTGTTTTAATGATGCGAGCATGAGCAGCCTTGGCCTGACGACCACGTAGCACATTTAGAAGTTTAAATGCTTTTGGATCAAAAGACTCTGGATCTGTCTGAAAAGCCTCAATGGCATCTTCGATTTCTTCGGTCATGCCTAGTGCAACTTCACGCAGTCGTTCTTGAATGCTAGGAGTATACACTGCGGGTTTGATTTCTACTGCACCTTCTTCGAGTTCAACTTCGTCATTTTTACCCTCGTCGATGATCTTGGCAATAGCCTTGCTTAACCATTCTGCAGTATTACGACCTTCATTGAAGTCTGCTCTTATCGCAGGCATTCCCCTAAGTAGGTTGGCAGCAATAGCGCCTACGGTTGCACCGCAACGATTGTCTTTGGTATCCTTGAATGCTTTGATAACATCTTTTGGATATCCTTGGCTGCTCATCCAATTTATGACTTTGGGTTTGAGTTCTTTGCCGCTGGTTTCTAAACGATAATAACTCATTGCCATACGGAAATGTCGACTAAATTCATCAGCAGTGAAGGTTTCGTGGTCGTCCCATTTCGGACTTAGATCACGTCCTCGATTTTGGCGAATAGCTATACTTGCTTTTTTCAGTTTGGTTGCCATTTGGTCACTCCTGTTGTTAAACAATACATATATTATAGCACCAAACTGTGAACATGTCAACCATGTCCAAATCGTTTAATTTCATGTAGGTCACCATGCTCGTCTTCTTGATACACAATGGCTTCCATAACACCCAATCCAAGATTGGCTTCTGCTATTTCTAACGCTTCTTTTCTACTGCTGGTAGTTTCAACCAATTCTTCGTGACCAGCTTCATCCACTGCCCAAACTTCGTATAGTTCAAAGTTCATGATACTAACACAATCTCCTTAAGTAAATTTTTCCCAGTCTCCACCAGGCACTATGGCCCAGCCAAGCTGTTGGAGATCATTCCGGATCTCGTCGGTGATGCAACCTTCCGGCACATATCCTTTGACCTGATCAGGATCGCCATTGCCCAATCCTTCACCAATACCCGAGCAGTACCAATCAATGTAGTCACCTTTTTCCAGCATGTCCGCTACAATGCCGCCAGCACTTCTCCATGAAGCACTCCAGAAATCTCTGTCTGGATCTTGTCTAAGGATAGGCACAACTTCTAATTTGACAAAGTCATTGTTGCATATAGCCGCATAGAGATTTTGAGCATACCCGTCACTGGCCTTGGCCTTGTCACAAATCCATGCGGTACTGCGAAGATCATATTGCATGTTGTTTTTCTGCCATTCGGGATCTACGAGATTTGCCGCATCTTGCTCTTTGGCCGATTTCCAGAAGTTTTCATAGTGCTCTGGAACTTCTTCGCCTTTTTCCTCGGCACGGCGTTTGGCATTGTCTAACTGAAAGGTATTTCGTTCAGGGCTGCTTGAAATTTTTGACATCTTGTATTGCTTTCTTTAGTGTTTCTGCGTAGTTCAGTGCCTGTTGCTCAGTCATAATGATGTTGGCTTCATACTCAACATAGCCTTTGGTAAGTAGAATCCAAATAGTCTGCCAACGATTTAGACTCCACCATTGAGACTTCTGTGTGGTATAGGTAGTAACAGTCACACGATGGTCGTCTGCTTCAACCCAGACATTGTGATCGTGATTGGCGTCGTGACATTCACAAGTGACTTGGTAGGTCATGGCGTCGCCCCATTGACCTCGTTTTAAAATACCTTCTGCCGGAGTCTGCGGCTCGAGTTCAGTCGAAGCTTTTGACATCATTTCTTCTTTCATATATGCTTTTTACCATGCGTTGATAATCTTCTTCTGGTAACACAGTTCTATACATGCTAAGAGCTTGTGTGACCATGATACCGGCTATTTCTATATCTTTATATTCTTCCAACATCACAGCAGTGAACTGCAGATACTTGGCATACAAATCTTCAATACAGTGTTCGTTTTGATCTGATATGCTCATATCATGTCCACAGGCTTTGTCTAATTTTAATAAGACGAATCATCATAGCTTCATCTTCTTTTTCGTAAGCTTCTTCCAGTTTACGAAGTTTATTCAAAGACAACGTACTCATCTTTTTCATCTCGGGAGTTTTATCGGAACTCAAACTTCCCCAAAGACTTCCACCATTAGCTGCTCGGCTTGCTTCACAGTAAGCAGTCCAACCACTTGCATCATAGGGGTCTGGGCGAGCACGATAGGTAACAGTCCACCAGGTGTAAAGCTCGATGATTTCCTTAGCGGCTTTGGCTTGATGAGTTGGTTCGCCGTAGCCTTTGCCATCAGGCGCTACTCCCATGTCTTCTCCAACAGTAAGGCCGCTGGCCCATTTCAAATATTCCATACCTGCTTCTGGACTGCGCCATGTTCTCAAACGCAGCCAACCCTTGCGCCACCACGGAGTTTCAAATTTAGTCTTAGCATCATCACTCCAAATGCAGTGATGCCATGCTTGTTCTATTTCAACAAAGTCCACAAGCTCATTGAACATGCAAGGAAGAAAGCGATTGCCAACGTCACTCCAAGCACCCGGCTGTATGTCGCGAGGATGGGCGGTAAGAGCATGGCTGTGAGAAACCCAGCGATTGTTAATATAATAGCGTATGTCATTTAGTCGATCCGGTATATAGTAGACAAATTTTTGGACATAGTCTAGTCCTTCTTCAGCCAACCACCAACGAACGGGATATGATGACTTGGCACGAGTTTCCCACTCGTTCCATTCTTCGCTAGTACCACATTTGAGTTTTGTAGTACCACGAAGCCAATCTGCAAATTTTGAACATGTCCAATAATGACTACGCATTTTTATTCCTTGAGATTATTCTGCTGAACAACTTAATTATACTATCTTTCTATAAACCTGTCAATATCTATTCAAAATGAATCAAAACTTTTTTTGATATCCTGCTAGGTTAAGCATGATTGAATATTGTTCGTAGGCTTTTTGGACAGCTGAATTGGTATGCCGGTAATGTGCTTCTTCACGTTCCTTGTCCATAAGTGTTTGAAACATGTCAATCGGCTTATTGTGATGTTCAACATAATTAAAGAATTTGCGCTCCATTTCAACTAAGGTGCGAAGTCTACCTTCTGGAATTTCTACGGTGTAGACCTTTTCAGTTTCAAAATTCAATGTGTCTTTTTCAATTATATCTGCTCTCATAGGATCTGTAAAAAATCTAACAGGGTGGTACCGTGCCCTACGCTTGGAATCGTTGAGCACACGTACTTCATAGTTTTCGCAGAATTTGTTAAGTTCATCCATTTTGTACTAGACTTTCAGCCATTGGAAATATTTCTGCAATCACCTTTGCGCAGGCAACAGCAACTTCTTGATGCTCTTTCTGTGTGCCATTCGCTGAACGCAGTTCAATGAAGTGTACCCATGAACGAAGTGTGCCATTCATATATAAACGACTTTCTGTAAGGCCTTCTGGCAGCACAGCTCGAGCCTGCTCCTTGGCTATGCCGTTAGCAATAGCCCACTCGTATTCTCTTTTGGCCGCATAGATGACTCGTTGTTGAGCTCTGTACCATTCGTTTTGTAGCAGTTGATCATCGACGTCGACACTGTTTTGTCTGTTCTTTGGATCTTGCAACCGTGCTTCTCTACATACAAACGACAGGTCTTTAGTAGGGTCAGCATATCGCTGACTGAATTCTTGAAAGCTGAAGCTACGATGTCTGAGGATCTGTCGGGCAATATCTCTTGTTGTGGTAATTTCAATACAGGCTGAGACCATTTCGAGTGGACTCCAGTGTTGGTGTTTGACCAAGTATCGGATGAGTTTTTCGGATGTGTCTGTGTTGAGCTGATTGGAGGGATTGCTGACACGGGCGCAATACGCAATGAGTTCCTGTGCATCTCCGATGCCAAGATCTGCAAATTCCTGTGTGGGTTGGCTGTAACTGAGCAGTCGAACATTCATTATGCTTCCTTTAAAATCTTCATGAGCTTGTCTTTTTCGAGAAGGTCTCGTTCCATTTTTATGTATTGACGACGCAGTTCTTTCAACTGATCCCAACGTTCTTCCAGTGCTGGATTGGGATGCAATATACACAATCGTTCTTCAATCTGCTCTATGGCTTTGGTTAGACTCTTACCACCCACAACAATATCGGCACCTTCCTGCATGACAAGACCGTCGCCGTTGATATGCACTTTGGTGTTCGTCGAGGTGGTAGTGTTATTCCAATTATATGTGCTAGGACCACCAGCCCCAACCGTCCCACTAGTGGTGTAGGTATAAGGTGATGTTATTGATCCGCCAGACCACAGAGTGTTATTAAGTGTGATGGTATCGGTGCCCATGCTGCCGCCTATGTTAGTGTCATAAGGCACCGCACCATAGCTGCTGTCTATGGTCACGGTGTCCGAGCTGTAGTTAGGCTGTTGTTTTTGCTTCTTTGCGGGCATTTTTTTCTTCTGTGATTTCGTTGCGGCGAGCTTTAACTGCCTTGCCTACTTCCTGAAGAGCTTTGCGAGCACGGGTACCTGCGGCATTATTGCCAGCTGCGAATTTGGCATCCTCTGCTAAGAATTCTTCCATTGCTGTTTTTAATTGTTCTACTGTTGTTGACATAATGTTTTCCTTAAGTTATGTTCTACTACTTATAATAGTAATTGGTGTGGTCGGTAGGATTCGAACCTACAAAGCGATGTCTAAGACGTTGCCCTTGCCCAAATGCGTTTCACAACGGACCGGAGGTATACCAAGTTCCACTCACGACCACTCATACAGTATATAACCGCAAACGCAAAAGGTCAAGACTTTTGTAGTTAAATACTGTCAGATCATGACACAAGACTTCACGAAGATACCATTCGATAACATAATAAGATTTGGACAGCGTACCATGTTGCATCGCCCATTATTTTCCACCAGTTGGATTTTGGGTCGCTTCTGTAATTATAACTGTAGTTACTGTTGGCCTTATGCTCGCAGTGACCGAATGGATTATCAACCAGTTGAAGTCTATAAAAACACCATTGATGAAATCAAACGGCAGGCTAGACAAAATGGATTCAACGAGTTTCATTGGAGCTTCAGTGGCGGTGAACCCACAGCATACAAACAATTACCGGATCTAGTCAAACACTTAGACGAAACAGAAAGCCCTTATCAAAGCATACACATGACTACCAATCTAAGTCCCGGTAGCAAGTGGTGGAACACTTGGTGTAATAATACTTCTCTATTACAACGCCGTAGTATCACAGCCAGTTTCCACGATGAGTTTGCCAAGGAGCAAGAGTTTGGGGACAAGTGTTTACAGTTACAATACGAACTCGTACATGTTACAATTAATCAAGTAATGGTACCAGAAAAGTTTTATGAATTATATGAACGCTGTGAACGTTTTCACAAGCGCGGTATTAATGTAACACTTAAACCGCAAAGCGATCCTACTGCTAGTCGTGTAGTTGATGGTTACACTGAAGAAATGATTAATCTAATGCGGACAGGCTTCCCTCAAAAATCACAAGGTGAAGATATCTATCAAATAGGCCTGTATGATCACACAGGTCGAGAGTATCTATTTGATCAAGCAGAACGATTTAATGCATTTGGATTTAATAAATTTCAAGGTTGGACTTGCAATAGTGGATATCAAAGTGTTATAATAAGAGGTAATGAAGTTAAGCGGTCTTATAGTTGCCACGACCAACCACTTGGTACATTAGAAAACTTTGACCTATTTAAGGAACCTACTCTTTGTATAACACCAAGCTGTGTTAGTTCGGCAGATAGCAAGATACCAAAATGCAGATAGATACAGAACACTTACACTATTGGATGCAGGCTATTAGGCAAAGTCCTGATCCAATGCGGACCATGGATGCCTTTTGGAGTGGTCAGCTAAAGAGTAAAGAATGGTTGATCTCTAATCTACGTAAGAATGTAAAAAAAGTTGTTACTATAGATATTCATGGCGGTTGGGTTGGAGTCTTAGCTAGTATGCTATTTCAAAGTGACATATATGTTACAAAGATTCGAAGTGTTGATATTGATCCGGCATGCGAACCTATTGCAATAATGATGAATAAGAAAGAAGAGATGGCCGGCATGTTTAGAGCAGTTACTTCTGATATGTGCGAGAGACGAAGTGATGCAGATGTAGTTATTAATACTAGTTGCGAGCATGTTACACAAGATCAATACGAGTTATGGTTAAGTGGAATGCCTTGTAATAGTTTGCTAGTTCTTCAAAGTAACAACTACGATATACCAGAACATGTTAGAACAGCACAAAGTCTAGAAGAGTTTAAATCTCAGTGCGGCATAAATGTTGTATGGGCCGGGGAATTGGTTTTACCGATGTATACACGTTGGATGGTCATAGGGTATAATGTATAATTTAAAAGATATTAAATTGCTTCATTTAGAAGTGACCAGCAAGTGTCAAGCTAGTTGTCCTATGTGTGCCAGGAATCTACAGGGCGGCATCGAAAATCCATTTATGACATTATCTGAAATAACCTTAGATCAATTTAAAGAATGGTTTCCTATTGAATTTATACAACAGTTAGACCGGTTGTATATGTGCGGCAATTTAGGAGATCCAGTGGTTGCTAAAGATACGCTACCTATATTTGAATACTTAAGAGAAGTCAACCCTAACATATCATTGGGTATGAATACAAACGGATCTGCTAAAAGTCTGCAATTTTGGAAGAAACTTGCAGAGCTAGATGTGCATGTTAGATTCGGTATTGATGGATTAGAAGATACACATAGTCTATATCGAATAGGCACAAACTTTGATAAAATTATAGATAATGCATATAGCTTTATCCAAGCAGGAGGTCAAGCCACTTGGGATATGTTAGTCTTTGAACACAATAAACACCAAGTTGATAAGTGTAAAGAATTAAGTGAGCACTTGGGATTTAAAAAATTCGTATCAAAGAATACAGCACGTTTTAAAGATGATAGTTTAAATGTGATAGATAAGCAAGGTAAAACCACACATATACTGTATCCTACAGATAGAAGTAAACAAATTGTTGTACCTAAACAGTCTACATCTATTAGTTGTAAAGTAGCGAAAGAAAAAAGTCTATATGTAAGTGCAATGGGAAACATTCTTCCCTGCTGTTGGTTAGATAACGAATGGTTTAACCCTAATCATCCACACAGGATTGACTATATGGATAAGATTGGACGGTATTCTAACTTAAATAAAAATACGTTAACTGAAATATTTGATAGTAATTATTTTAATAATATTTCAAGCACATGGAAGGACACGCCCTTAAAAGAATGCACTAACCAATGCGGTCAAGTAGATAGATTTAATGAACAATTCAAGTAATACATTCTGTCCATTACCTTGGATACACATAGCGACTCGCCCTAACGGTGATGTACGTGTATGTTGTACTGCTAATGCCAGTGGAGCAGGTGAAGATGATGTCAAGGATGCAGGCCTAGTAAAACAAAATGGGCAGATAATGAATTTGCAAACACATTCTATCGCCGATGTGTGGAATAGTAATTACATGAAAACTGTACGACTTCAAATGCTTGAAGGCAAAGTTCCACCTAGTTGTACTAAGTGCTTTGAAGAAGAATCAAAAGGCATTGTAAGTAAGCGCCAGTGGGAATCTGTAGTGTGGAATGAACGTTTGGACATGACGACCATTATAGATGCTACTGGTGAAGATGGTAGTTTACCTGTTGATATTCCTTATTTTGACTTGCGACTAGGTAATCTTTGCCAACTTAAATGTATCATGTGCAGCCCGCACGACAGCAGCAGTTGGATTAAAGAATGGAAGATACAGTATCCTAAGTATAACACTATCGAACTAAAACAAGATCAACAATGGGATAGCGACTTTGATTATACCTGGTATAAGAAAGGAAGTTTCCTTAGCGACATGCGTAGTCAAGCATACAATATTCGAGAGCTGTACTTTGCAGGCGGAGAGCCGTTGCTGATACCCGAGCATTATAAGATTTTAGAGTTCATGGTGGAAAGTGGTGCAGCCAAATTATGCGTCTTGCGTTATAATTCTAACGGTTTAGAACTACCTGAAAAGTTATTTGAATTATGGAAACACTTTAAACAGGTTAAATTCAACTTCAGCATAGATGCTGTAGGGCCTAGAAACGATTATATACGATACCCTAGCAAGTGGGAGAATGTAGTTGATAACTTGCAGAGACTAGATGATACTCCTAATAATATAACCGTTAACATTGCCTGTGCTGTACAATTATTAAATGTTTTAAATGTCTCGGAACTGGTGCATTGGAAAGAAAGCATGAACTTTAAAAAGATTAACTTACCGCCATACGGTGCCGGCCTTATCGGTACGCACTTGGTGTACTTGCCTAGTTATCTAAATGTAAGAGTATTGCCTAAGCACTTAAAAGATAAGGTAAAAACACAAGTAGACTATCTTTGTTCTCAAAGAACCCTAGATCAAGAGTTTATGAATAATCCGTATGGCTTAAAACGTTGGCAAGGATTAGTACAATATATGATGGCCGAAGATTGGAGTCATAAAATTCCTATGTTATTAGATTATCTTAATACGTGTGATCAAACACGTGGCACAAATTTTAGAAACATATTTCCAGAGATTGACATATGCTAACAGAAATTATAAATGTTAGAGATCCTAAAATACTATCATTAGAATTTACTCTTGGAAATACCTGCAACTACAAATGTTCATATTGTTTTCCAGGAAGTAACGAAGGAGATGCGCCGTGGCCTGACGTTGATGTATTAATTGCAAATGTCGATCACTTAATAAGACAATATAAGTTAACCGGTAAAGAAAAATTTGAATTTTATTTGTTAGGTGGAGAGGCAACGTTATGGAATGATTTACCAACATTCTGTAATCACCTAAAACAAAATCATAATGTTAAACTTAGAATATCTACCAATGCATCAAGGGGAGTGAGATGGTGGGATATTAATGCTCAACTGTTTGACGAAATAGAAATATCAGTACACCACGAATACGCAAAAATATCTCACATCATAGAAGTTGCGGATTTAATTTATAAAAAGAAAATAAATTTGAGTGCAAATGTATTAATGGATCCTGAACATTTTAAAAAATGCAAAGATATAATAGATCAACTCAAAACAAGTAAGTGCAAGTGGCCAATTATTGCATCGAGTGTCCAGTATAGCGGTGAGACTAGATATAGCCCTGAACAAAAAGAATATGTAAAATCTCCAGTTAAACGATATCCTAATTTATTTTGGTGGTGGAGCATCAAACACAATAAAACTGAAAAAATACAGGCAGTAATTAATAACAAATTAGTTAAAGTTAAAGGTAACTGGTTTTTATTGAATGATCTTAATAAGTTTAAAGGTTGGGAATGCAACCTTGGAATAGATCATGTTGAGGTCGCCCCCTCCGGAAGTGTTAGAGGTACTTGCGAGCAGCCGATTTATAATGGAAATCAATACAATATACGAGATAAAGATTTTATTTCAAAATTTAATCCTACATTTTCTCCAGTCATTTGCGGAAAGGATCGTTGCTTTTGTGGGCATGAAATAACTATAAGTAAAAAAGTAATTCCTATTTTACCAATAAATTAGATTTAAGTTCGTTAAAAATATCAAAGTCTTTTGCTTTAGGTACACACATACCACATCCGCATCGATCATTCGGGCAAACAATATGATTACCCGATGCTAATCTTATTTCTAAGTCTGCAATTAATTGATCTGCATCTTTTATAAATCCAATAGGGCCGCGTTTGTTATCATACAATGCCTGACATGTTTGATGATGATATACAGTATCTGTTTCTTGATCGATGTGTAAGAAATAATGATCTACCATACAACCCCAACCCTTAAAATGAGTGTCTACTAATTTAACAGGTTGCCACTCTCCGTCTACTCTTCCTGTTGTGCATCGCCTTCCGCAACAAGTCCTACCTACTTCGGTTCCCTGTTTACTGTCGTTGGGTTTAGATGTAATTCCCATTTTACCGTAAAACCATTCTATTTGTGTTGGAGTATAATTTGAATTTAACTGATTATTTACAATCAAAGTCAATGTTTCTATTCTATTACAAAACTCTTCATAAAGACCTGAATGATTATTTGCATGAACATACTTTCTTTG